GAGGAACCCTTCACGAATTAACGTGGAAATTTCTATCTGATGGCTACAGTTCGTAAATACGTCCCGTAAGCCCTTCTTATCGCCTCTATTGGGGGTAGCGGTAAAGCCAACGATTTGAACCCCCTCATTGGCCTTCTTTGCGGCGTTAATGATGCGTTGATATGTATCCGCAATGGTATGGTGCGCTTCGTCAACCACAATCAGATCAACTTTGGGCATATTGTCCAAGTTTTTCTCACGGCAAAGCGTTTGCACCATTGCAAATACAGCGTCACCTGACCAATCCTTAGATGCAGCGTTTACTTCACTGGTCTTCAAAGACGGATTTACAAGGTGAAATTTATTGGAGTTCTGTGAAACAAGCTCATCACGATGCTGTAGCACAAGCACATTTTGTGAACCTTTGTGACGTTTGCCAACCAAGGCAGAAAGCATGATTGTCTTTCCAGCCCCGGTTGGTGCAACGACTAAAGTGTTACCGTGCTTATCCAGTGCATCAGAAGCATCGTTTACAGCGACTTTCTGATACTCACGGAGGATCATCGTACTAGCCTAGTCTATATCTGTGAGTACCTGACGATTTTTCGTAAGTTTTCACAACATTATAACCAGACTGCTTAATCATGTAGACATGATTATAAATAGAGTCCCTTTTTTTACCGACAACCGTGTGTATTTCGTCAATTGTTGCTCCCTTCTTGCGAGAAATCATTTTAAAACTTTTCCGACAAAAGCTAGGAACATCATCAACGGAATGAGTTGTGTATGGTGGAACACCATCTTCAAACTTAGTGTCGAGAATGGGGGGCTTTACGGCTCCAGCGCCCCCCGTACTGGATTTAGCGACCTGTGAAGGTTTGCCGCTAATAAATTGCCACAGTGTCTCTAACGCGCCCATGATGGTGCTACCCCCGCTTGTACAGTTTGTTGGGGTTGAGCCACTGGTGCTTGTGCAACTGGCGCTTGCGCGACAGGTGCAGCCTGTCCTGTACTCTGGATATAATTTGGAGAGTCTGGTGTCAAGACTGTCTTGATCTTATTACGATCAGGATAACCATCACGACCTTTCTCAATGCCCAAAGTGCAGGAGATTGTCATACCATTGATCATATGGATGCCTTGGATAGACGCACGTTTTGCCCTGGCGTCTTCACTCTCATCCTTTGGTGATATACCAAAACCACTATCAACCATCTGCTTGATAGTATTCAAGCCGATCTTCTTGGCCTTTGACATGCCATTCTCGTCTTTGGCATCGCCATCAACAAAGATGTTCTGCCAGACCTTGCGCTTGTCAAAGCTGCCACCGACAATAGTCAACTCAATCGGCAACCATTTTGCGCTAGTGGTTTGAGATTGCTTGAAGTAAGTGCCAGCACCATACTCTGGTATCTCAGTGTCGCCACCTTCAAGCTTAATGATACCGCTTACTACAGTTCCATCAGGCATAAGTTCAAAGTCTCCACTTCCACCTTCCATTGGTGGTACGTTGTTTAGGTCAAGCATCTACGTTTTCCTCTTCTTTATTATTGACCGTTTTTGGGTTTACAAAGTTCATTGCCTCTGGCCTTGGGCCAGACATTTTTTCAAGCAACTTACCAAGATGCGGCTCTTCAACAGCGTCAAGTCTGCCGCTTCTATCTTTAGCAGGGTAGCCCCACTGGTTTAGTGTGTCGCAGACAAAGGCTCTAAATAACGTGCCGTCATCAGCGGTGAGTGTTGTCATTGTGATTAATTCGTCCACAATTCCGGGCAACTCACGCCCAGTTTTTGCACCCTCAATCTGCAAGTCGTAAGTGATGCGTCCATAGTCATCCGTCTTTTCATCAAGGATGCCTACAAAGATCACGTTCTTCTCACGGATATGCTGAAGGTGTGTCAGCCATGCCATCATCTCACGACCCTGCGCTCCATACACTGCACGAGTGTCTAGCTTGCCTGTTCGATCTGATCTAGCCTCTGGTGAGTTTTGATTATGCGAAAAGCAAAGCCGACCAGCTACAGTAATACTGTCAATAAAGACTGTATCGTATTTGCTCAACAGAGTATCTGGATCACCATACGTCTGACACACATACTCATAGTGCGCCATGCTATACGGTGAGTCCTCGCTCAATGCGGGGTTGCCTCCACCAAGGAAGCATGCAAAGTCTCTGCACTCCTGCCAAGTACGCGGCCTGATTACATCAACCTTACACCCTTCAATGGCGGCATCACCAGCCTCCAAGTCCATGAACAATGTTTTGCTCATGTCCAAGGTACGCACCAGTGAAGTCTTCCCCACTCCTGACTTGCCGCCAATCACAATTTTGTGACCACGTTTCTCGGCAAGCCTTTCTTCTGCGCTAATTATTTTTAGCATTAACTTTCCTCCCTTCTTTTCATATCAACAGACACACCTTGCAACTCTACAGTACGAGCCTCTGATAATGCTGCTTTCAGATCTGGTGTAGCATTCTGAAACTTTGCTTCAGCTACAGTGTATTTGACCGTAGCCAAATGCTTTGCAGTGTCTTGATCCAAAGAGTTCAAAACGCGCAACAGAATATTCTCATCCCAAATCACACGTTTGCGGAAATCAACAGTAACTTTGAAGTCACCATTGTTCATTGTAGTCTGACCAAAATCCTTGCCATCTTGAGCAAGTTGCATCTTGGCAGTCTCTTCAAACTGATCTTTGAGGGAGTTATTAACGATCTTCAATTCTTTTTGCAGATCATCAATTTTAGATTTAAGATCTTCACGCTTGTCAAACAAAGCGGTCAGATCATTATGCAGATTAATAGCGTTCATTGCTGTCTCCTTCACTTAATGTCGCTAAACATAACTGGAAGATAGGCATGCAATCTTTTCAAGTCAAGGGGATTTTGAGAAAATTGTTATTATTTTTCTTTGACAGGTAAATCTCAACTCCATGAACGGCTTTCATGAGTTTCTTTTTGAGTTTAAATTCAGCGGTTTCCACGCCCTTGGCATCCTCAACAACTTCTTCAAGACTACCGTAATCATCTACCTTATTATATTTGAAGTCAGCTATATATTTGCAAATTTTCTGATCGTTGACCACAATTTCGTAAGGGATTTGCCTTTGCAAGTCTGTTATATAACCAGCCTTTTCCATAGAAGTTAACTCGCCCCATCGCTCTGCTTCCCACTTGGAGTCAAACTTAATGCCCATAAAGGTTGTTTTCTTTGCACCGAATTTGTTCGCTTTGCGTTTGTAGTTATACATGCTAATATATGCCCATAGTTGTTAATTCATGGGAGTATTATAATGACTGATACGAAACAATACAAGTCAGTTGCTGTTGACCTTGCCACACATAAAAAGCTTGTGAAGCTGGCTACAGAAGACCACCGCAAAGTATCACAACAGATTTCAAAACTTGTTTTTGATTCTTACCGAGAGCGTTACCCCAATGAAGTGAACGCTGGCATAGGTTCAGCCGCATGAATGAAAAAGGCCAAATGCAGAGGCTTATAGAAGCAGGGCAATGCCCTAAGTGCAGAAGCGCAGTGGACTATAGTAAAGACATAGCAATCTGCAACGTATGCAAATTACAAATATCAAACCACAAAACGGTTAGTCAGCAAGCGCCCTCATCCGATCTACCAAACGTCTAGCTCGGTTGGGGACTTGCGTGTACCACCTGGAATCTACCATCTGGTCGGCTGCTTCGTTGAAATCACGAGCATCAACTCCAGCTTTCATACCAACGAATTTTGACAGTCGAGGCCGACCCATATTGAACATCATGTTGCACAATATATGTTGTAGCTCTTCGTCAAAGTCATCAAAGTCTGGGTACAATACTTTGCACTCGTCAATCGTTACAGCAATGTCTAAAGAAAATAAGTTTCTAACTCGTTCCTGCTCAACGACAGTGCCGACTGGTTTGCCATATTCTTCGTCATGCTCAGTGATCAAGTGACCCACACCACAGGTTGGCAGTGCTAAATGATCCAAATACACCTCGTATTTGCAGCCCTCATCCTCGGCTATTTCTTCGCGTAATCTATCTTTGTTCATCTTATGGGTTTCCTGTTCCTAACAGACCTGCCGTTGGGCCTCTAATGCCCAAGGTTTGAGCTACACCGGGGTTCGCTGCTGCCTGTTGTCGAATTGTACTGGTTCCTGTTGGAACTGTTGGTTGTGTTACGTTTATGCCCCCAAGACTAGATGCTGCGTTTGGTGGAGTCATCTGGCTTTGGATTGCGGACAATTGTTCGGTTAATCCTGTATTGTCAGCTACGGCACGAATTTGTTTTTCCGCCTCACGAGCGCCTTCTTGCAAAGCTTGACCCGGAGCTTGTGTTAAAGCAGAGCCTATTATTTTACCCAGTGCGGCTGATCTTTCTTTTGGAGACAACCCGCTTTTTAAAGCGTTGTAATCTTTTAAGATGCGCTTGTATATTGGAGCATGCGTTAAAAGATTACCTGTTACTGACAGTCTAAGAATATCCATAATGTTTTCTAATGGATTGGCTGCGATATTAGCTGCGACCAGATCACCGCCAGCAACGGTTCTTGCGTTAAGCTCCAGCACACGACCAAATTGGGCTACATCATCGCCCATTTCTTTACCAAATACAGCTTGAAGTTTTCCACCCTCTGACGCTCTGAGTAAAGAATTAGCGAACTTTTTTAACGCATCTCCTTTAATTAAAGCATCAGATCCAAAATCGTCTAAAAGGTTGGAGAGATAGAATTGTCTAACCTGCTGTTGTGCGGCAGGATCTAAATAATTCATTACTTTAACTATATCAGCCGTTTTTGCACCGGGAGCCGCAATATATTGCGCGGCTTCTTTTGCTGGCATAGCTTCATTGTTAGCAATAGATTTTAGTAATCTGCTTTGATTAAATTCCAATGCTTGTTTTTGAGCCGATGCTATACCTTCTAACGCCTCTACCAATGGAATAGGAGCGTTATTAGCTCCTAAAGTTGTAAGAGCAGCATCAACGTCAACTGTACTTGTTTTGCCCGGTATTGTTGTTAATCTAATTT